AAGCATCTCTAATAATAACTTGAAGATCAGAGTTAGCAAAAATTTTAAATGTATAGTTAAAGGTAGTGGTAGAACCATCACCAGAATATGAGTTCTTTACTGTTGTAGATGATATTGTCATATATTAAAAACCTTTAAACAATGTTGATGGTTTTGTAAATAAATATTCTTGTTTATATTCTTTTTTAATCATTTTTTCTACTTTTTATTGATTAAAATCTGGAACTATTGAACCTGGTTTCATATAATATGTTTGACCTCTTTTTTCACTATGATTTGACTTCATTCTTTCCCAATATCCTGGATCTAAAAATTCTTTAATTTGATAACCTATTAAATAATCATATGCTGCTTTAGTATAATATAAGTTTAAAAAAGGTGTATGACCTTCAGCTAATTCGTAAAATTTTTTACCTGCTTTTTTTGGATCATTCATAGATTGAACCATATCAAAAAACTTTTTAATATCTGAAGCTGTTGGTCCAAGAGCAGTTTCAAATATACCATTGCCATATTCATTTTGAATTTCGCTTATTAGGAAATCGCCATAAATACCACCACCACCACCTTGAGCAAATGCTTGCAAAATAACACCTGGTTTTTTAGGATCTCTAGGAGATCTTCCTCTTATCATATCTTTAATTGACATTGATATATATCCAAAAATAGTACCCATTATTAAAAGATTTGATAAACCTTTAAGCATTGGTAGATTTCCTTCGTCTGCTCCATAAGAATATAATTCTCTACCAATAATTTTTTTCCACATACTTATTGGAAAACCTTTAAATTGCATAACAAATCTAATAGTTTCTCCCATTGGAGTACCTTTCTCTAAACCTTGATTCATAATTGCTCTAGTTGCAGCATCTGGTTCTGGAGATCCATGCATACCTTGATCCACTAAAACATTTCTCCAAGTCAATTCTAAATCTTTTTTAAAATTTCTTATTTCTCTTTCAGATAATTTTCTACCAACATATTTGATTATTGTTTCATCAGCAATACCATCAACACCTTCAGCTGTTAAATATTTTTTATTATCAACTGCTAAAGTTTTAACTGAACGAAGCATATCCCATTTACCTTCATCAATACCATACAAAGTTAAAAAATTTCTTTCTCTTAAATCTAAATTTGAAAATTTTGTTTCAGTTAGCATTCCATAATGTCTTGATAATCCAAGTATCATAGAGCTTTTTAGTCTTGAAACCCATCCATTTAAACCATTCCATTTAAAAAAAGTATTTTGTAGTTCACCCATTTTACCCCAACTATCATTACCTGCTGCATAAACATTACCTCTATAAGCTGTAGCAGAATAAGAATTACTTACTATTTGTAATACTTCCATTGCAGCTCTATCATTTGCATTAAATAATCCTGTAAGAGCTTCAAATAAACCTGTTAATAATCCTCTGCCTTGAAAGTTTGTAGTACCCATATATTGAGGTATATCTCCGATTGATGTAATTTGAGTCATACCTAATCTAGCCATTGCTCCTGTCGATCTAACGACCATACCCACTTTTGCTGCCACATCATTAGCAATAGCATTAATACTTCCATCTATTTCTTTAAATTGATTTTCAAAATTTTTAAAATTTAATTTACTAATTTGTTTAGGATCTTCGCTTTTATATTTTTTTCTTAACAAAGCTAAAATTTTTTCTAAAGTGTCTTTAGGGTTAGTTCCAAGTGTTTGCATTAAAGCAATATTTCTTGTGCTAGTAGTTATAACACCTAATACATTTTCTTTTAAAGAAGGTTCGCCAAACTTAACACTATATTCTTGTCTGGTTTTTGAATTTTTAAAATGTAAAACTCTTGATGAATTTAATCTGTTAGTTACATTTTTAGTACCAAAAATACTTCCAGCACCATCATGCTTCATGTGATCACCAGACATAAAGCTATCAAAAATACTATCTAAAATTTTATCTATTTCTTTAGTATCATTTACATTTGGAAAACTTCTTTTTAAATCTAATCTTGGTTTAATGTACTCTCTCCATGCTATTCTATGATCACCAATAATTTTAGAACCATTTGCAGCTCTAGCCATTTTTTCTATATTGTGAGACATTCTTGTAATCCAATCATCTATTTGACCTATGTTAGCACCAAGATCATTTAATTGACTTCTCAAATCTTCTTGTACTTTTTTTAAGGCTTTAGCAATCTTAGCAGCTTCTGCATTACCAGAAACTAAACCTCTTATTTCATCTTCTATTTCTAAATCCATTTTACCAGAACTAAAAGAATCCCAAGCAGTAGGTGATATGTCATTAATTTCTTTAAAAAATTTAGTTATATACATTTCCTCTAATGTTTGTTGTCTTGATCCAATAGAATCTCTAGCAATTTTAGAAAATTTTTGATTACCTACAAGTACAGCTGAAACAGCTTCTTCTGGTGTTAATTTAAATTTAACTCCAGACGCAGCAGATAAATCTACTGCATCTATAATTTTTTGATAAACATCTATAGCCTTCATATTATTATCGGCTAAATTTCTTTTTTTTAATGCTTGCTCATATTCAAATTTATCAATAATTTCTTTTGCTAAAATCTCATCTGTTTTAATTTGTGATTTTTCAAATTTACTTTCATTAATTTTTATTTTAGCTTCATCTAAAATTTCATTAATTTGTTCATCAGATATAAGATCACCTGTTAATCTTTTTACTTCTTGAAAACATTTAGATAATTTTTTTATATCTGCCATTAACTATTCCTTTTAGTACAATAAGTTCCAGCTTGTATAGCTTCTCTTATTTTTGTTTTATTTTTTATATTATTATTTATTTTTTCTATTTCAATTTTACTCTCAGATATTCCAGGTACTACATCAATATCTTCATCTTTAATTTCTAATTGTTTTTGTCTAACTTTAATTGATGCATTAATATTTTCTGCTTCTGATTCTATTTCAGAAGTTACTTTTTCTTTTATTGTTAAATCTTCTTCAATAAATGTTTTTTTATTATTAGCATTAATACCTTCTTTTTGTTCTTGAAGTTTTGCTTCATCATTTGCTTTTCTTTTAGCTTCAATTAAATCTCTTTCTGTTTTTTGTAAATTTCTCAAGTTTTGCAAATAAACTTTTGCTGATTTTTTATCACCATTATTTAAAGAGTTTTTATATAAACTTTTATATTCATTAATTTGATCTTCTAGTTTATTTAATCTTTCATCACCTATTCTAGTTTTTTCAACTATAAGATTTCCAGTATCTACCTTTTCTCCTTTTATAACTTTACCAACAGAATATCTTAATAATGCCTGTTGATTTTCTGGAGATATTGCAGCAAGTTTTTGATAAATATTTGGTTTACCTCTTTTTTCCGCAATAAAATCACCAATTCTACCAAACCCAACATGAGCTGCTGAACCTATAAATCCACCTACAGCTATATTTGCAAAAGAATCATAAGCATCATAATTAGCTTGTTCTGATTTTGCTACACCATAAACAAGTGGTTCAACTGCAGTATTACCAACAAAACCTTCAATAAAACCTTTTTTCATTCTAGCAACATTTTTACCAGATCTTGCTACCATATTTGCAAATCTTGCTTCACGAACAACTGGAACAAAAGATGCAGCAACATTTATAGGATCTAAAAAACTTGTACCAAGAGATTCTAAAAAGAAAAAACTTCTAGCAAGTTTACCTTGTGGACCTCTCGCAATAACATCTGCTCTTTCATTTTCTAATTTTTTTCTTTCTACCAAGTAATCAACTAAACCTGCTCTAGTATCTTTTTCAAAAACTAAACCAAGATCTCCATATTCTTTATTTAAAAAATCTCTATCTAAATATTCGCTACTTGATTGATATGCTTGAGTATATTCTACAGATCTAAACACAGAAGATGTGGGATTATAATTCCATGCATTCATAAATGTTGCACCTGCAGTTTCCCAAAAACCACTTTTAGTTTGATTATATAAAGAACCTATTTCTTGTTCAGATGGTTCAAATGTACCTAATCCAAAATTTATCATTTAGATCATTCCTTAGTTAAATCACCAACAGTATCAACTGCACTTCCTAATGTAATACTTTCTTTACCTATGTTTTGATTTTCATCAATAATGAGACTAGAATCTAAATAATCTAACCCATCGCTTTCATCTACTAAAATAATATCTTCTCCTGTTACTGGATATTTTAATTCTGTACTCATAATACCTTTGTTATTTTCAGTAGGTGTAAAGTAAATTTCTATTTTATCACCTTTTGCATTTACAATAGGATATTTTCCATTTGCAAAATCTGCATAAACAATAGCACCTGTTAAATCTTTATTATTTAAAATAGTGCTATTATTTTTAATAGTTGATAAAACTCTATTCCTTACTTGTTCTTCAGTTAAGTTTTCTACTCCTGCAAATTCAGCAAAATGCATATAACCATCTTCACCCATAAATTTATCTATATAATCTGTAGTTTCTATATGTAATAAAACTGCTTCTAATTTTTGTTCTAATAAAATTGGATTAGTTCTTTTTCCATTAATATCTATTGGTATCATATAAGTTTCGGAAGCAGGTATTCTGTAATCTCTTAAAAATTCTTTTGATGCAGATGTAACTGCTTCACTCATATCCATTTGTTTATATTTCATTCTGTATAATGCCGCTTTATAAATAGTATCTTCTATATTTTTAATTAATTCAGTTTTATCTATTGATCCTTCTGGTTGAATTTCAAGAACATTTTCATAACTTTCCATTTCTTTTACAAGTTTTTTCTTTATAGAATTAAATTTTTCACCTTCACCTATTCTGTCTTTAACTAAATTTTCTAATTGTTGTAAATCTTGTGTGCTTGAAGAAAAAATATCTTTTTTTAATTCCATACTATTTGTACTTAAAGCAACCATGTAATCACTTGGAAGTTTTAAATCTGTTAATTGATTTAAAACTTTACCCATATTTTCATTGCCATACATATCTTGTGTAAACATTATAAAATTCATTTTGTCTTGAGCTGAAGTTTCTGGATCTGTTAATGTTGTTTTAATTTTTTCTATTTCTTCATTACTTGCAACTCTAATAGAAGATTCTGGTATTTCTAAATCTCTTTGTTTTTTAATAACCATTTCTATTATTTCTGATTTTTTATTTTTTAAAAGAATAGGATCTGTTTCTGATTCTAGTTTTTGATAGGCAAGCTCTATTTCATTATCAAATGTTTTTATAAAACCAACAGGATCTGATTTTAATGCTTCTTTTTTTTCTTTAATTATATTTTTAATATATAATTCATTTTCTTGACCTTTTATTTCTCCGTGTAAATCATAACCTTCTTTTATAAAATTTTCTGCAATTTCATTAGTTGTTGATAATGATGCATTAAGAAGTACAGCATTATTTGCTGCACGATCTTTATTTAGGGTTTCTGCTGCAATCATTTCATTAACTGTTTTTGTTGGTAATACTAAAGATGCAGTTTTCATATCAAAAGAACTTTCTTTACCCTTTGCAATTTTTGCAATATGATCATCATATTCAAGTTTAATCATAGGTGCTATGGTAATTTTAGCTTTTTCTATTAATATTTTTCTTGATTCATAATTTAATCCTTCAAAATCTTTTTCATTCATTAACATAGATAATGCTTGTCTAGGAGATTCAGAAATCATTTTTTCTGCTTTTAAAAATTGAATTTCATTAGGTATTCCTGCAATCATACTATTTAAAATAGCATCAGAAACTTTTCCTTTGTAATGAGTGGAATATAAATTTGTTAAATCTTGACCTAAAACATCGTAATCAAATCCACCTTTAACATCTAAAGCGGTAATCATTAATCTTGATTTTTTTTCATTAACTAAAGTATCTAATGCTATTAAAGTATTTTTTTGAACTGCTGTACTTGTTCTGGCAATTCCTTTTTGCACTTCAGATAAAGCATAATTATTAAATAAGTTTTGTGTGTTTTTGTTGCTTGCTAAATTAGAATATTTTTGAATTAAGGTATTAGATTTATTTTTAAGAATAGATTGAGCTTGTTCTTCATTTTGTAAATTTCCAGCTTCATCATAAACTGATTGCATATCTCTAATAAAATCATTTTCTAATCTTAGAGCTTCTGTTTTATTTTCAAAATCTTTTTGCTTAACCTTATAATCTACAAGTTCTTTAGTAAGTGGAGCTAAAGTAGCTCCTATAGTTTGATTTAAACTCATTTGAATATTAGATTTAACAGATCCAACTTGTTCTGTAATTGTTGCTTCAGTTGTAAATGTAGGAATTTTTGGCATTACATTATATCTCCAGGATCTCTACCATATCCACTTTGACCAAATCCAGTATATGTTTTACTGTATGATTTACCACCACCAAAATTACCCATTGATAACAAACTTGATCCATAAGAACCTATAGTTTGATATTGTGAAAGTCTTGCTTGTTCTCTTGCCATTTGAGCATTGATTCTTGCAAAATTTGCTTGTTCAATTTTTTGAGATTGAGCAACTTGAGAATTATATCTCATAATATTTTCTTGCATATATTTTTCTCTAGCATTAGCTGCGGCTATTCTATATCCTGTATCTTGTCCAGCAACAACACCAGATTTAGCAAGACTTACTTCTACTTGACCTTTTAATTTTTGATAAGATTCATCAAATCTAGCAATGTCAAACTCAGTTTTTTTTTCTATTTGTTTTGCTTCTTGTTCAAAAACTTCTGCATTACGATTATTAACAGATTCATTAAATTTACCAATCTTACCTTGTTGTGATACTGTTGCAGCACCTATTGCACCAACTACTGCCATCTGCCATCCCATTAGAATATCCTCGCATACATATATTGATCTGAACCATCAAAACCAAATTTTTTCATTAATCCTTCTTCCTCTAATCCTAACCATTTAGCAAATTTTAAACCAGTTGTATAGTTAGCTC